TCAGGAATAAAAAGTCCCACTTCACCTCTACTCCCTTTGTTATCTAGCAGGTTGGTTTTAACTGCATAGATATCGTTGGCTTTTGGGTTTAAGACCATATTCTTTAAAGGTTCACACTGATCTAAATCACCCACTGAACCAGCTGCAATAAACATACCTGTAGTCATTTGACCTGACGACATTGCAGGTCTAAGGTATTCATAGGTCTGATCCATCTTAGGTGCAATACCAGCTTCCTCATGAAAGAAGTATGTTACTGGACCCCCTACCCCTTTGGTAGCATTCTTTTCAAAAGACATTCCCTGTATCTTAGACATAAGCCCTTTACTTTGCTTACGCCCATTGATAGTAACCTCAATCTTTTGTTCCCAAAGCAAGGTTTTATCAGGGTTGGCTGGTCTATACCAGGCGGTATGTTCATTAAGAAAGTTCTTGTACTCGTCCAGGAATTTCCATGTACCCTCATCATTTACATAAGATTTAAGTGATGCTCCCATTTTTAATACAGCACCCTCTTCAAACCAAAAAGAATTGATGAGTTTACCTGCATGAAAATATGACGAAGCTATCTGACGTTTTTTCAGGATAGCAGAATGTTTAAATGTTGCTTCAGCTAACCATTCATATAAGGCCATGTGATACTGTGCATCTCTAACCTTAGCAAATCCATACTTCTTTTCTTCCTTATCATAGATTGGCAAGAAGTTTAACCACATATAATAGTCCCTGGTTAAGTACCAAGTATCTTTTTCCCCCTCTATAATAACACCATTCCGGCATTTTATTTTCTGATCATCCCAATAGTCAACAAATTCTTTTGACATAAAAGGAGCTGTACAATAAACTCCAGACCTATTGAATTTAGTAGCCTCAGCGTTGAATACAACAGTCTCTTCACTAAAGTCATACTCACCTGGTTCTTTAAAAAGTTTCTCTATAAACTTGACAAGTTCATTTTTATCACCGAACTTTACCACAGTCCAAGAGGCTTCCTTAGTCTTATAACATGGGATACTGATATCACTCATTACATTTGATCATAAGATAGGTTTTGACCTCCTCTAACAGATGACTTCTGTTCTTCTTGCAGATCACTATAGGCACCTTTAAAGGAATTTCTTATCTGTTCAAACTTAGCAGCAGCATTCACTACCTGATTAATATTCCCATCTCTTCCATGTTCTATAGGAGTCTTCTCCATATATGTAGCAAGACGGTCTAGCATAGATGCAATACCTTTATAAGCCCTATAAGTAGGAGTCTCATAGAGGCGTTTACATTCTACAAGAGCTTCTGTAATAGCTTTATCTTCAGGATCAAACTCAGGAAATTCTTCACCAGTACGTAACTCCCTCATTATCAGTTCTTCTTTATCCCTATCAGGAATGTTAAAGAAAGGATTCATGTCAGGACTAGGACAGGTCATATAGAATAAATACGCATATACATCTAAATGATCTTTTTCATACTCCTCTCTAATAGTCTTTAAAAAACTAAGAGTGTAAGAATGCTCTGAAGGTATTACCGTCCCATTCTGAATGTCAAATAGCTTAACTAGCATTGTTTTGTTCTTTTAGATGTTTAAGAATGTTTGCCACTTCCTCCTTCAAATAAGGAAGTTCATAGTAAACAATATCTTCAATAATAGGATCTCCTTGAGGATTACGTGCATGGATTGGATATCCATTATCATCTTCCCCTTCTTTCTTAAACTTGACGTGTTGAATAACCAAGTTACCTGGTTTAAGACGTCTATTATGTTTAAGGATAATGTACATGTAAAGGGACAGCTGTAAATTGTAATGGTTTAAATTACAATCGTCTAGGTGTTCTACAGGGGTATTCATCTTTTTAGATACACCTTCCCAATTTACATAAGACTTCTCCTTAATCTCTTTGTTGGTTTTGTAATCTGTGATGTGTACAAATCCATCTACTACTTCTACAAGATCTGACTGACCAGAAATGGCAGCAGACTTTAAGTATACAAGTAGTTCAGGATACACACCCTCTGTTAGCTTTTGATTAGGAGCATACTTCTTATCACCTTCAATAATAGGTCTTACTATAGGTACTTCCTTGCCATAACGCTGTATAGTGTTAAACTCAAGGAGATCACTCTCACGTTGATTATGGTACCAGTTTCCTAACTCCATAGCTCTTTCAGCCTCTGTGTTCCAGATATTTTTTATCTGCTCAGGAGTTTTACCGTACCATTTTGACTTCTTGTTTCTAGATACTTTATCCGCAACTAACTCTTTATCAAAGGGTTGCTTATATTTACCTATTACACCAGTAGTACTAGTCCAGCGGATTTCATCTCCGTCTGTACTTTTATAACTATGATTTTCTTCTGTAAATACTACAGACATAATTTACCATTTTCCTTCAGGACAAGAATCTTCAAGACTTCTAGTCTTAAACTCTAAAGAACAGCCACAACTACCACAACATGGTTGGGTACCTGGAGCAAAACACTTACTTCCTTTAAGATCTATGAGAGGACACTCTCTACAAATGTCCATCCTTACTTTAGCAACTGACTCAACATGTTCAGTTTTAAGCACATAGTTTGTAAATCCTTCTAGAATCCTGTGTCTTTTAGACCAAACCTCTTTAAGAGTCTGAATCCTTTTCTTTAGTGAACTCATTCTTATTTTTATCTAAAGTGTTAAACTTCTCTTTTACTAAATTTATCTTTTCCAAGTCCTCCTTATTCTTTCTATAGGAATCATACTTGGTAAACTCATGAGGATTTAGCTTTGTAAGGAGTGTTTCCTTATCATCACCCATTTTCAAAAGCTTTGCTTTACGGATCTTAAAAGTTCCTAGCTTAGGTATGAGTACACTTGTATCCTCTAACGTGCTCAGAGCCTTTCTAACGCGCTTATAAAAGAAATACACAGCGTCATTAACTAGCTCTTCATTCCAATCATTGTCTTTTGCAATCTTACTCGTTATCTCCTTGTACTTCTTCGGCTTCAACTGCAACAAATTTAAAATCTAGTAATACGGTTCCATTCACCTGAACGTTCAAACCTTTATGCAAACGAATAATCTTACGACTTTTACCCTCTTTAGTAAGTAGGTTTTTCTTTTCAGCTTTATTAATTGCATTACGCACAGACTGAGGAGTCTTAAAAATCTTCTTATCTGCAACCTTGTTACAAAAAGAAGTGAGTTCATCTTGTTCCAAAAGACCTAGTTCAGTTAGACAGTTCAAATCTGAATCACTTACCTGAATATTATTCAAGAAACAGTGAGTCAAAATCTGGTACCTAACCACATCTCTCTTCTCAAGCTTAACCCGTTTGTCTACTTTATTCACTAGCATCGTCAGCATCTTGATCTCCTTGCGTCATTTGTAATACATAAGCATCTGCTTGCAGTCTTTCTGCACGTGCTTTAGATACATCACGAAGAAGCTGTTCATATTCTAACTGCTTACTGAGATATACAATTTCGTTTTCATAAAAACTGTGTAGTTTTTCTTTACGCTCTTTGTATTCTTCTTCTGATAGTTGCTTGTCAGCCATCATTGTTGGTTTTAAGTTTACAATACTAATATACGAAATAAGTTTAAATATTTAAAATTTATTATTATCTTAGTCGTATGAGTGCAACAATATACTTACAAGATCACAGCGGTGCTTTCCCAGATTGGTACATAAATACCTCAGCACCCATAAATCTAACACTTACTTATTACTACGTCAGTGAGGTACATACTTACGATTTTTCTGACTACCCTGTGGCTGAGTAGTTGGTCACAAGAGTGTAGTCCCTACAAACCAGTTACAAACTGGGAGCTAAGTCATAGCAAACACTATGCACTAGCTTATGTATCCTGCTTCCACGCAAGGGGTATAGTTGCTGAAGTAGGTTATGATCCAATCTTTATAGGATTTCTTACAATGGGTAAAAGACATCATAATGATGTTTACAGCTACTTGCAGTATGAATTTGCAATTCGCGAATCAAGAATCTACATAGGTCCCGCATATAGATTAAATAACAATCCTAGTTTACTTATAGGTAGAATGGGTATTGACTACAAAATCTATAAACCTTTATACACAACCCTAAGTTTATTACAAATAAATAATAAACTGAATTATGTCCATATAGGACTTAAACTAGTATTCTAATGTCAGATCAAAGAGAAGAAGGGTACAGAGATATCCTTAGAGAAGAAAAAGAGTTTATGCTTAGAAGGCTTGACGAGATGCAAAAGAAAAAAGATATTGCCACCCTTCAAGATATGCTGGAAGTAAAAAACCATATTCAACAACTAAACAAAGAAATAAGTGAATCTTATAACAACACATCCAGTCAAGAAAAGTGATCTAGGATTTCACGCCAATCTCTTTGGAGGTAAACTACTAGCATGGCTAGACGCAGCAGCGGCAGCATACGCTATGGAAGTATGTGATACACCACGCATGGTCACTGTAATGATTGATAAGTGTATCTTTAAAAGACCAGCTAAAGAAGGTCAGCTCATAAAGATCTACGGTAAAGTAGTACACATAGGTACAACATCTATAACCTTTTACTTAGAAGCTAGATCCCACAACGTATACTCAGGTGGTCAAAATATAATACTCTCTACCAACATACGCTTTGTTCGCATAGATGAAGCAGGGGAACCAATCCCAATATCAGAAAGAGTAAAAGCAAAGTATGAAGAATAGTTTTAATTCAGAACTTAAAGATCTACGAAATCAGATTGATTTACTTGACTTAGAAATTTGTAATGCTTTAGCAAAACGATTTACTGTTGTTGAAGAAATTGCAATACTCAAAAGAAAATATCAAAATAATAAAATGTCAGTTTCTAGACAAAGTAAAATCACTAACACATTGGTTAATAAGACATTATTACCAAGAAAGTTTGTACTAAACCTTTATACTATTATATTTGAATATTCAATTGAAAAGCAAAAATCCGTAATTAATAAAAAATGAAAATTTTAATAACCCTCACAACACTATTGTTAGCACTTACACTAAACGCTCAGTATAGTAATAGTGCTATTTCACAAGCAGCTAAAGAAGCAACTAAAGACAGCACACACATTTTTGATGAAGTGCTTGTTGAAGCTACAAAACTACCATTACAAACTAAAGTTGGTGAATATGAGCAACCTCTATGGTCTACAATGCGAATGTTTCCTTCAACTAGAGTATATGTAATGAACCCTCCAGGAACAGCTATGTATGAAAAATGGTTTGACATACGTGATAGAAGAGATGGTCCTGCACAAATCAGAATGAGAGATGAGTTTACAGTAGGGTTAGGCAACCGTCTACAATTAGATCTTTATTCTCATACTGTATATGACGGTGAAGGAGATCTAAAAGATTTTGATTGGAGAGGCTTTTCTTTTGAATTTCGCTACGCTCTAGCAGATTGGGGAAAACTACCAGGTAACCCTACTATATATTGGGAAACGAAAATGCTAGACGGTGGCTGGGGTATTGAACCTAAACTCCTACTAGGAGGTCAAGCAGGAGATAAAAGTATTTGGGGACTAAACTTCATCTACGAAGGAAACGTAAAACCTACAAGAGAACTCCAACATAGAGAATATGCAGCTACAGGATCGTATGCCTACATAATAAACAAAGACCTTACAATAGGTGCTAGCACAATGTACCGTAATAATGATTTTATTACATCAGAGTATTACATAGGACCACTACTTCAATACCGTGTAAATAACAAAGCTTACATCACACTTGAAGCATTACCCGGATTAAACCAAGATTCTAAAGCATCCCGTAACACTATCATAATTGCTTGGAGATTATAATGAAACTTATTAAAAGTAATGACCTGAAATGGCATGTCAAACAATGGCAAGATGCACGATACAATATTAACACAGATATGAAACGTATGATGTATCACGCCAAAGAAATTAAAAGACTGCAAGATGAAAAACTGGATACTACAAGTAAGGACTATTAAAACATGGGGACACTTCTCCCTATTACCAACAATCCTC